GGCTTGTCCCCGCCCTCAGCGACGACGCCGGCGGTCGGCTGGCCGACCGGGACGGGGAGGGCCGCGCCTGAGAGGGGGATCGGAGTGGTCTGGGCGATCGACTGCATCACGGAGCCCTTGTAGGCCTGGGTCCAGATGTTCTCGATGACCTCGGGAGGGAAGACTCCCTTGTTCTCGCCCGCGAGGAGCTTGTCTAGTGTGTGCTTAGCGGCCGGATCAGCCATATGCTTCGTCCCTTCACGTTAGAGGAGGCCGAAGAACCCGGCGGCCTGCTCTTGTAGGTTGTTCTTCTCAATCGTATCAGATCCCATAACCGGGTCCCGGGGTACTGATACGGGCTTTTTATCGACGGCGCCCTTCAGAGAGGACAGGAGCTCAAGCTTCTTCTCCCACGTCTCCTGGTCGCCGTCTAGGAAGACGCCGTACTCGTCCGTGAGGCCGGCATCTGCCAGTGCTTTATCGCGGGCCTGGGCGGTCTTCGCGGCCTCGGCCTCTCGGGCGGCTTTGTCGCGTTCGGCCCGCATTTCCTCTAGAGCTTTTTCGAGAGCTGCCAGGCGGTCCGTATCGGATTGTGGGCCACGATCAGGGGTCTCGGACGGCGCCTTATCGGCTTCGGGAGTAGGCTCCGGGTCAGCTTCCTGCGGAGTCTCCTCTTCTGTCTTTTCCATGGATGCAGCTGCTTCAGCATCGTCTCCTCCTATGAGGATGGAATCGTTCTCCGGCGCCTCAGTGTTCGCCTCGGTTGTGTCAGCCATGTTCGCGCTCCTTTCTGGCTGCTGATTTCTCTTCTGAGCGTTTACCGCGGAGTGCCCGGTCCATTGCTGACCTGGCCTCCGCCCCATGCAGGTCCTTATCGGTCACGACGCTCTTATAGGTCTTAGCATATCGGGCTGCGTCCGCCTTACCCGGCCAGGCTCGGGACGTAAACACAGGCACCACAGTGCACCGGTCCCCATAGTGGAAAGCGAAACCGGCGGTACCTTGGCTCTTGTACACGGGGCCGCGGGCTGCGAGCATCGCACAGAAGCCACACGGGCCGTTCTTGCCGGGGTGCACGACGCGAGCCCACGCGAACGCCCTACCGATGCGGCGACTCTCCTTGTCAAGCTTGTGCTCAGAAGGAGGGTCCTCGACGGCGATCGGGGCGTGCTTCTGGATGGCCGCCTTCATGGCTGGCTCTTTATCGACCTCACCGATCGCCTTATCGATCCTGTCGGCGATCTGGTCGAGCTCGTCGTCTAGCATGCGCCGGCGCCGGGCCCTACGCTGCTCCGGGGTCTCCCAATCCTCGTCATCTAGGGAGCCGGCCTGCTTCTTGGGTTTCCGGCCTTTCATCGCCCGATAGGGGTGCTCGGCCTTCTGGGTCTTGCGGGCCTGCTCGCGCTCTTGGCGGGCGGCCTCCTGTTTAGCGGCTCTGACGGCTTGCTTGCGGATGTCCTCGGGGAAGTCCTGGAGCTGTTTCTCCACGTTCTCAGCGTGCTCTACAGCCCCGTCCGGGTCCGGGGGTGCGGAGCGGGCAGCCAGCGCCACCGTCTGCCTCGCAGAGCCCTCCACATGGTGCACAAGAGCCCTCTCGAGCTGCTTAGCGCCAGCCTTAGACAGGCCTCCGGGAGTCTCCCTGATGGCCCGCCTGACTGCCTCAGGCCTGTACGGTGGCGGTGCCGGCACCCAGGCCTCATCGAACCCACGCCTACGCGCCTGGCCCCTCATGAACAAGGAGGCGGCCGCCCACGCCTGGTTGCGGGCATCGTTGGTGACATCGTAGATGGTGTCCACGTAGCCGGCCGGCTCAACAGGCGTGGCCGGTAGTGTGGACGTCACCAGGGCGAGCCTGCGCCGGTAGCGGCGGACGATCAGGTCCATGAGGAACCGGAAGAAGCGCTCCGTCACCGCCGCCTCTTCTCACCCTCGTCAGCGTCCTCTTCAGTCTCGTCGGCGGGCTCTTCCGGCTCGGGCATGTCAGCGATGCCGGCGCCGGCCATGGCGTCCACCTCCTGGGAGCGGGCGTCCTCGCGGGCGCGCTGCTGCGGAGTCAGATACATGAAGTCTCGCGTCGTCTGATCAGACAGGACACCCTGAGACTGGGCCTGCAGAGCCGCGGACATCATGCCAGACGCAGACGGGGACGCGGCGTCACGCCACTGCACTTCAAGGCTGGTCGGGGACTCGAGGTCCTTGCCGGACATGGCGCAGATCGTGCGGGCGACCTGCTCAAGCGTGTCGGCGAACATGCGCTGCTTGTTCTCGGCCCTAGCGATCAGCCTGTCCTTGGCCACGCGGAGAGCCTCCGCGCTGGTTGGGTTACTGTCAGTCGATACGCCCATCATTGACGGCGGGATGCCGGTCATGGCACTGACCTGCAGGGCGTAGCTCTTGTAGACAGTCTGAATCGGAGTCAGATCGGCGCCGGTGAGCTGTTTCAGGTCTGATCCGGCAGGGGCGGCGAAGAGGTTGCCGATGTAGGACTGCATGAGGTCGGGCTGCGAGTCCAGGATGTCGGCAGAAGCGTCACCGATGAGCATGCGTAGAGGCCATGCGGAGACTTCTTGGGCGACCTGGAGGTTTGTGAGCGTCCTGGAGGCGGCATCGATAATGGGCGCGAGCTCGGCGATGTCGCTGCGCCCGTATTTGTCTTTCAGGCGCGCCCGGTTGAACATTGGGACGATCGATGGCCCCCACGTGTCAAGGCGCCCTTGTCCGACAAGCCACTGACTGGCCTGGTCGGACTTCGCGTAGAATGTGACGCCGTCGGGCGTGTAGTAGGTGGCGCCCACGGTCTCGGAGTCGAGCCTGTAGACGGCGATGCCCTCGACCGTGTTGCCTTGCCAGTCTTGGCGTACGCGGGCGTGCTGTGCGTCTAGGACGCGCACGTATGGGTACTCTGACTCGTCGTCGGGCGGGGAGAGGACCCAGTAGGCTGCGCCCACGCTGATGGCCTCACTGGCGGCAAGGTTGAACTGGGAATCCATGTCGTTGTGCTGCCAGACCTCTTCGATCCAGTCAACGCACTCCTGGTCCGCCTCCTCGCCGGTGATGAAGCCGGCGGGGATGAGTACCTCTGTGAGGATGTCGGTGCTCATCTTCGCCCAGGGGGCCTGCACCTCTAGGAGGCGGGCTTTTGGGGGGAGTGAGACGCCGAGTGCGGAGACGCGGGAGCGGCCCTCGTAGTAGGCGTCGTAGCCGCCGCAGGGGCGGAGCCCGCCGGACTCGAAGGCCCGGATCATTTTCTCGAAGCTCACAGGTATGACCTCCACTGCCCGACCGGCTTATTGCGTGCGGCCCACTCTTTAGACGATAAGACTGCCCTATAAAGCATTCTAGCACCGATCATGCAAACCGCTAGATCAATCTTCTTCGGCGACTTCGGAGATTCCTTCTTCACCGAGAAACGACCCTTGTACTCGTTCACGCGACAGTTGGACACGTGCTCACCAAGGTCTGCGGACCCGTCATGGGTGAATGCTTTCTGCTGGATCTCGTCGTACGCCGTCTCCGCCGCCTCAGCGAACTGGTAGGCGTGAGAGCGCATGTCCCAGGCCACATGGGATGCGGACATGCCTTGCCCCTTCACGGCTGGCAGGATCAGCCTGTCACCGTACTCGTCGGGCCATGTCGTACGGGTGAAGGATTCCCATTCGCGCACGTCGGCCCAGAAGGCCACAACGTTGTACTCGTCGAATACGCGGCGGATCGCGGAATCTACCTTGTGGACATTGATGGTGCCGGACGACTTGTCTGGCCCCCAGTGGCCGAGCTTGAAGATGTGCCCATCTGACATGCAGCAGCCGACAAGGGCTGTGTGGTCGTTGGAGCGGGAGCCGTCGAAGAACATGACGATCTCCTCGCCAGGCTCGTCACCATCGTTCTTCCGCACGACGCGGCCCGTGTCGCGTAGGAGGGTCCACTCTTCCAGGGGTACCCATGCGTTGTCGGCGGCCGAGGGGCGGTTGAGGAAGAACCTGTAGGAGCGGGACTCCGTGTACCTGGGGGACCAGATGAGCGCCTTCGTCGCCTCCAGGTCAACCCACGGGCACCCTTCGTAGACGAACTCAAGGGCCTGCTGGAGAGGTATCTGATGCTCTGGGGGGTCATCCACTAGGGCCGCGTTCGGAGGCGCTATGCGGGCATCGTAGAGAATCTTCTTCGTGTTCCGTGATCGGCCCTCTTCCTGGAGGACCCAGTCCTCGAACGTCGATTCAGCGGCGCTGGATTCGCCGGGCACCCAGGCGTTACAGGTGTGTAGCGTCCGGGCTCCGGTCTTGGCGGCGTTCTGCTCGATCGTGTTCATCAGCTCCGGGCCGCCGTTAGACGGGACCCAGTGCTCCAGCTCGTCACAGACCGTGAACGAAGTCTCCCCACCCTCGATACTGCGCGACGAGGACGCCTTCTGCTCAAGCTGATCACCGGACGCGCTATCCAGGAAGGTTTTGCCGACTGTGAGGCCGTACCGTTTGGACAGTTGGGAGCCTTTGGCTGCGAAGGCGCGCACCATGCGCATTGTGTTCTTCGTCTGCTGCTCGGACGTCGCCACGACCTGGATCCAGGCCATCGGCATCGTCTTGCCCTCCACGCCGAACGGGGACGTGTCGTCCCACCGGTCGAACCGGCAAGGACCAAGCATCTCAAACATAGACAGAGCGGCGGCGAACGGGCTGTTGTGGGTCGGCTTGAGGGTTTCACCTACGAGGTAGGTGCCGTCGCCGTCCACACTGATGCAGCGCCCTAGCTGGTCGGGGGCGCGGGTGATGTTGCGGATCGTGATCGGCTGTGGCTTCATGCGCTGCTCTTTCACTCTCTCGGCCTTGCGGGGGAGCGTGAAGAGCCGCTGATGCTTGTATGGCTTGAAGGTGAGCCTGTACCGTTTGCCTGTGACGCGCCCGTAGAGTTTTGCGTCAGATTCCTTCACGTTGACGCGGACGCCGAGAGTGCGGAGCAGCTGAGCTGCCTGGTGGGCCATCTCCTTGCGGACGGTGCACCACTCAGCTGACCCGTTCTTGGCTACGTAGCCGTCCGAGTCCAGGAGTCCCTGAGCGAGGGCGAGCCGTTGCTCCGCTGAG